TCTGTAAGCAGGTTAGCGTAACGCTTAAAGAACTCTGGGAAGTTGGTCATCTTCTTGCGATCAAACACTACCTTGTAAGACTTCAGCACTGTATGGGCACCCATGATAACCATCTCAGGTTCAAAGTTGCTCATCATAAAGCCAAGCCAGTTATCGGCACCCTTGTTAAAGGAATCCAAGTTGCCTGCCCGTTTTCCATCTTCGTAACGTGTACGGAGTTCGTAGCACAGGCTGGTAACCAGAGCGTATGCGGCAGACACTTCTTTGCTCTTGAAAGTGGTAACTTTGCCACTTAATACATCTGATGGATCTGGCAAGTCTGCGGCGTGTCGACGATGTGCCATAAACTTAATTGCCATACCTTCACCAACCAAGCCAGACACCATGTCTGTGTTAGCACTGTCTGGCATGTCGTCATCAATCATGTCGCTTACGAAACTCCAGGTACGTGGAGTAGGGAAGGCGCGATCGTGTTGTGTCGGTTCAAAGTTGTATAAGTCGCCTTTGAACTGCTTCAAGAAGCCAACCACCTGCGGGTGGATTGAATTCATAATAGCCCACTGTTCCCAGTCCTCAAAGTCCACACGGATTTCCAAGTGCAAGAAACGATTGGCCAATGGACTAGGCATACGATAGGTAACACCCTTATCGCCCATGCGGTTACCTGCGGCAATCATAACCACGTTCTTTGGCAGTGTATACTGTCCAACCTTGCGGTTAAGGATCAACTGGTAAGCCGCGGCCTGTACAGCAGGAGGAGCAGAGTTAAGTTCGTCTAGGAACAAGAAGACAACATCGAATTCGCTAGCAAACGCCTCAGTTGGCAACTCGCTTGGCGTGGCCCACTTCATAGTGTTGTCACCAGCACTGTAATAAGGAACACCCTTAATGTCAGTTGGATCCATCAAGGCCATGCGCAAATCTACCACAGTAGAGTTGGGCCATTCTGCGGCAACCTGGTTCACCATGTCTGACTTACCGACACCTGGAGGTCCCCAGACAAAGACGGGACGGCGCTTTGCAACAGCCCGACGCAAGATGGGTTTGCATTCGCTAATTTTAACGGTACGTGTTTCGACAGTAGATGCCATTATAAACTCCAGGTAATAATTTGTTTAAGCTTTAATTATAACAGGACTAGTAGACTCTGTCAACTACTAGTCCGTTGTATTTAGGCAACAGCAGTTTCTGCAACCACTGGCATAACTTGAGCGATAAACTCAGATGCATCAATGTCAGACTTTGACATTGGGACAGGCAACTCGACGAATTTAACATCGGTGCAACCTGCTCGCACCAGTGTACGAGTACGGCGTTTGTCGTTGGTATAACGAACAGCGCCTTTGCCTTTTTTGTCAGTGGCATAACCAACATGGGTAAAAGTCTCACCAGCAATAACTGATTCAACTGCGGCTTCAACTACAGCTTCTGCAACTGGAGCAACTGCAACAAGCGACATTGCCTGCAAAGCGGCACGGTCGGCAACAGCAGCCTTGGAACGCGAAGGACGAACACGGGTAGCAACAGCATTAACTTGAGTAGACATAATTTTCCTTAGTGTGTGTGTGTTAAATATATTGCAGAATCGTTCCGCAATATGTATACTATACTATAGATCCAGATCCTTGTCAACCTTTTAGTTGCCAAGTCCTAGTAAACGGGCAGTATCAGATGTGCTACGATTTGATCGGCGTGCAAAAACTTCTGCATCGGCCAGCAACTCGCTAATAGATCGTTTGTTAGCCTGCATGCCAGTACCACTTGGACCGTTTTCAATGCAGGAAAAGCGAACAACAGCATCCTCAATCAAAATTGGTGCATATTGCATTTGGAACATTCGTCCAATGCGACGACTTTCTGCAGTCAGTCCAGTAATATCGCGACTGTTTGCTCGGAAGTCCAGGACTTGTCGCTGACATTCGTGAAATGCCATTGGGATAAATTTATCTTCTGCCGCCTGGGCGGTAGAAATAGCAGTAATCGTAGCCAGTACCAGTGCAATTTTTTTCATATAACTCCAATTTGTGTGTTGAGTAAAACATTGCAGAACCCTTCCGCAATAGTGTTATTATACTATTGATCCAGATCCTTGTCAACCTGTTTTTGAGTCTTTTCGCGTCTTTTGTAGACTTTTTTGCTTTCCACAACTTTGGCCCGAAAAGGGCTGTCAGCATGGTACAGCTCAATAGCTCTACGCTTAGTACGCTCTAGTTTCAAAGTGATTGTAGTCCGTTTCATAGTATATGTATTATAGCGTAGAACGAGCCAAGAGTCAACCGTTTTTAGGGGTTTTTTGACTCTTTTTTACAAAAAAAGTGTTGTATTTTTGCAACAATTAGCGGTTTGCTAAGTCTCTTGCGTGTCTTAGCACTTGACTCATACGGCCAAAGTTTATACTGGCCAATTCTAGCAGTAAATCAACTGGCGTTGTTGCTATGCTGGCCATTCCAAATGCAATTTCTCCCATGTCTGAGAAGTATTTGGCATTGGGCCATTTAGTTTGTTTGAGTTGCCAAGCATCAATTAACAAGCATTCCTCACCTACACTGCGTAGGTCAATGCGTTTGGTCAAGCCAGGTTTATTTTGTGCAGTCAGCAGTTTGATGGCAATTGGCTCGTCCCATATGTCAGTGCGTTCAAACGTCCGTGCTATAGTATGGACTAGGAATGCTTCAACATCAGGTTGCAAATATGTTTTGCTAACGCCCTGCGCTTCAGATACCAATTCCCAACCTGCTTGAACATACGGTTGCCAATTCTGCATAGAAATATTTACCATAAGTAGGAATATGCAGAACATATTAAAAAATACACTTGCAGGCATAACTACTAGCCTTGCAATGGTACCAGAAGTGGTTGCCTTTGCTATCCTTGCTCACGTTAATCCACTAGTAGGACTCTATGCGGCTTTTATACTCGGACTATTCACAGCACTATTTGGTGGAAGGCCAGGCCTTATCAGTGGAGGTGCAGGTAGCCTTGCAGTGGTTTCAGTGGCATTGGTTATTGCGCATGGTGTACAGTATTTGTTTGCTTGTATTATTTTAATGGGATTGATACAGGTAATGTTTGGTATGTTTAAACTTGGCAAGCTGATTAAACTGGTTAGTCCAGCAGTCATGACAGGCTTTGTCAATGGACTTGCATTGGTAATCTTTACAGCACAGTTCCATCAGATACCAGAATCTGGCGTGCCACTGTACACAATGCTTGGACTGATTGGTCTGACCATTATTGGAGTAGTTACCGCGCCAATGCTTACTCGACATATTCCTGGGAGTTTATTTGGTATTGCGTTGACTACCGCAGTTGTATTATTGTTTGGATTAGATACACGCTTGATCAAGGATGTGGCTGAGGTGTCTGGTGCGTTCCCGACGTTTGCTTGGCCCAACGTGCCAATGACATTGGACACACTAAAGATCATTGCACCTTACAGTTTTGTGTTAGCTGGCATTGGGCTAATTGAAACATTACTAACTGCAAACTTAGTTGATAAGACCATTGGAGGAGTTAACCAACCCAATAAAGAAAGCATGGCCCAAGGTGCAGGTAACGTACTGACTGGTTTGTTTGGCGGTATGGGTGGGTGTGCTATGATTGGACAAACTGTTATTAACTTGGAAGCAGGCGGACACCAACGTTTAGCAGGTGTAGTAGAGGCCCTGTGCATATTGGCCTACATCTTGTTTGCCAGTGTTGTTATTGAAAGTATTCCACTTGCAGCCTTAATAGGTGTCATGTGTGTTGTATGCTATCACACGTTTGATTGGGCTAGCTTAAAACTTAAACAGGCTGATTCGGCAGTTATGTTAATTGTCACAGCCAGCACATTTGCGTTCAACTTGGCGTATGCTGTCTTTATTGGTATTGGTATTACTGCACTAATGCATTACTGGAACGAAGTAAAAGAAGACTAACCTTTGCCTTGTGCTTTGCGACTAATACCATCTAACCACAGCACAATATCGTCATTTACCAAACGAATTTCCATTGCATCTTGCTCGCCAAATATACGAAAGTAGCCAGCGCCGTGATAGTAAGGCCAATCTAGGTGTTGTTCAAGTCCTATTAGGTGACCAGGTTTAGGGCTCCACCCCGGGGGACATTGATATGACCAGTGCCTGAAGTGTGGCCTCATTAATTCCCAACCAAAATTTGTAAGGCGCAGGCCTTTTTGTTTGCCCGGTTGATAGTTTTTAAAAACCGTGTAGGGAGTTACTTTTGTGTTTTCCCAAATATGGGGCAACGGATACTGAGCTAGATACTCAGATATCTTTGTAGCTAGTTCCTTGCTCATTGATGCGTCTACCCTGTTTTAGTTCTACTACAGAAAAATCACTTGATTTAAACATCTTATTAAGACGGTCGGCAAGATTAAATGCGTGTCCGGGATTAGAAAAGCTCACCTTTTTATATTTGGGTCCAGGGTAGCTTACCAAACTATTTAAAGTACGTAAATTGATAGGCTTATCTTTATGGAACACTGCATAGATTGCATCGGCTGCAAGCACTTCTTCGCTTTTATATGTGCGAGGATCGGTATGTGTTAATATGATAGTTGGCTTTGGTCTGGACATGCACTTATTTATCAAAACTGATCCAATAAGTACGTATATTAAATGTAAGTTCTCTGCTTTAAAGTACGTAATCCGGTGCCATACAGCACTACACAGCTGGTTTCTTTGGAAGATTTATTAGTAATTACTATTGTCCAATCTTCAGTTTTACTTGCCCATAAAGTCATAAGGACTTCGTCGGTGACAAAACCTGTTGCAACAATCTGTTCATCGTTTCCAACTAATGCATCTCGAACTTCAGTTGTTGGACCACATGTAATTTTGCTATCAACACTAAATGCTTCCGCAAGCACTGGCAAGCACACTGACAATATATAAATTGTCAATGCTATTACTGCAATTTTAGTTATAACTGGCCGCCAGCCATTCGGTGTGTTGTTGAGCATTATCTGAAGCCTTCTGTAAATCATACTTACCACAGAACTTCATAAAATGCGGGCCTACAGATGGATTACGAGGCTTTTGTACAGCTTCTGCAATTGTCTGATCCAGCACATCTTTAATATGCGCAGGCTGTGCGTTCAGGTCAATGATGGCACGATTGCGTTCGTAATCATCACGCACCAAGTGTTCGACTCCTTCGTGGTCGGCCCAACGCTGAAGCATGAGATTATTCCACATGAAGCCTTTGTTATTACGATCTGCAAAGGCTTCTTGCAAGCCTACTTTATTTTTGGAGCCCTTTGTACGAACGCCAGGATACGCTGAGAAGATGTTATCGCTTGTATCGCCACGCATACATTTCTCAAACAGCAACCATTCTGGATCAGGTGCAGGCTTTACTTCTTTAGTTTTCTTATCCTTGATTGGCCTACCGCGATCATCAAAGTAGCCTTCATGTGTGGTCAGTGTGCCGCTGATGCCATTGAACAACTGGACATTGGGTGCGATCAGTTGTTCAAAGTCTGTGTCGCTTGACACGATCGTGTGGCGATCGCTTGGGTGCAATTGAATCCATCGTGCAATAAAATCATCGGCTTCGGTGACAGCATTTTTAAGTACAGTTACATTAGTCTTAGTACTAACGTATTCGTAAAATTTATCAAAGCTTTCCCAAAAGAGTTTCTCTTCTTCCATCTCTTTGGGAGTATGCTTGGCTCGACCCTCGGCACGATTTGCCTTGTATGGCAGATACGCATCCTTACGCCAGCTTCGGCCCTCAAATGCGAACACGACATGCTTGTTGTCACGCTCTCTCCATTGCTTTAGGACAGATGCAAGAATAATGTGATAGCTCATTGCCACACGTTCTTCAGGATTGTCGGACCGAACTACATGGCGAGCTCGGAAGAATAAATTGGCAGCGTCGACTATTAAATAACTCATGTTTGTATTGTAGCAGATGCTACCCTGTATGTCAAGACTGATTACGAGTTTTTATGTTGGTTTCCATTCGGCCAGCATCGGCAATGAAATCACCTGCTGCCTGACCATCCATGCTTACATTGCGGCACATGTCCGTGAACCACTGATCCACAATGTCTTCTGGAGTATGGCCCATATATCCATTTTGTTGTAAGAACATTACAAATGCCGGATTCCATTCTAGTTCAAAATAACCTTGCTTTGGATTGCTTGGATCCACATGAGCAGCAATGACGTTGACCCACGGCTCAGGATTATTTTTCATTGACTTGGCAGTCTGCTTGCGTTTAAAAAGGTTCTTGATATAGTTTAGCATAGTAATAGTTATGTATCAGTTATAAGCTAGTTTGCTCTAAGGTCGAGGAAGTCTCCCCAATCAGTATCTTTACAATCATCCCTTGCGAAAGAAAAATAACTGTCGCGACGCCTATAATCGAGTTCTCTTAATCCTGCATTCTCTACGTTTAAAATAAATTCTGCTTTATATTTTTTTCGCATCATTGCAATTTTTCCTGTACTAAATGCAATGGGCCTAAAATCACTAGTTGCCAAGATATATTGAAAAAGCAATAACATATTAGGATGCTGGGGCCGCATGTCATCAAATACAATAATACCGCTATCGTTTAGTTTGTGTACAGAAATGAGGTTAAACATTGCCTTGTTAACTTGGTAGTTCCCTGCTGAAAGATCAAAATGAACTAAGTCGAATTTTTTATCTTGAACTTCCTCTATACTTTCAAACATCGTCATTGACGGTTTTGGTACCTTATAATGAGTTGCCAAGCTAGACCAATAATTTTCAAATTCTAATGGATTTGAAGGAGGCAAATAATAACTTCCTACTCTTTTAAACAGTACATTTTCTTTCCAAGGTGGAACATTATTTATATGCCAGGTATTGAGATGGTAATTATTTAAATAGATTGATGACAATGCAATTTCACCTTTGGCCGCCGCCGCAAGCTCTTTGGTATATAAGCAACTATCTACTAGGGTCCAGTCAAATGACTCGGGGCAATTGTTAATTCTACTTATTTCTTCAACCACAAACGGAAGAATGCCAAAATAGCTACCAAGATCTAATATGTGTTTTGGTTTCTTAACATGTGCAAGTAAAGTGAACAGGACTACATCAGGCCAATGAAAGTTCAACACCACGTCAGGCCTATAAAACGTGAAGTGATCAAAATTTTTAAGACCATCTTTTACAAATTCTGCGGTTAAGCGAGGTATTACAAGTGTCGGTGCAATGTTGATATTATTCTCCATTGAATAAGTTGTCCTCTCGATTCTTAATTTCAACTAGAACATTATCTCGCCATTCGTTTGATTCTCTGTACCAATTGGTTCGTTCATCACTTGTTCTGAAACAAGCAACGCAAAAGTCTTCGTCAACTTGACAAACTCCTTGGCAAGGATTTGTTGAATTTGCATGCTCCATGCTATTAACCGTGTCTGTCATTATAATCTTCCTCATGTTCATATCTAGTTGGCTTTGGTTGAAAAAGAGCTGCAAGCTTCTTCCCCCATGATGGTGTTTTTTCAACCGGTTTGCTTTTAAACAGGCTTGCTGGTTGATATCCAGCTAGCCGTAATGTTTGCACCCTATAGTCAGTCCCGCATACTTTACAATCTTGTGTTAATAGTAAAGTAGAAAATGAATTGCTAGCATTGCAAAGATGCGACCATGTATCTGGCATAATACTATATATCTATTAAATTGAAGTTGAAGTATTCTTATTACGAAATTCTTCTACATCTTTAATTGCAGAATGTAAGGTTTCTGCATAGTTAAGGGCCTGCTGCCTTGACATATGAATAGAAGCTTGATATTCAATGTAGCCTTTGGTAAGCAGTGTCCAGATGATTTGAAAGCGGTTCAGTTCCCACCACTTAGACTTTTGCGTAGTATATGTAATGACTGCAACGCCAGTGTCATCTGCTTCAATGTCAACAGTGTGTGAGCACTCATCGCTGCCACATTCACACATAACTTTATACATCTTGCTGGCACCCCAATCTTTATAAAGCATGATACCTTCTGCTGATGTTTGTGCTTTCATTGGATCCCCTCCTGTGTAGCCTGTCCCGTACATTACTTGCCCCAACCGTTTGACCAAATGTCTACGTGCAGTCTTGGGCTATAACGATAGCCCCTTGCAAGTGCTTCATCTGCAATGTGCCTTGTATTTGAAAAATATGCTTTGTCTGTGCCGCCCACAGGCATCACATAAACTTGTCCGCCAAAGCCTGCTGCACGATATTCGGCTACTGCTTTATCAACTTCGTCAAAGTCCATGATGTTATCAATTACAAACTTCAAGTACGTGTGTCCAAGTGCTTGATACTCTACTACTACATCTGGCTTGATAGCATCCGCCCACTTCTCACCACTTGCACTTAACTTGGGACTTACACTGAATGTTAAGTAGTCGCGATCTCTACCAAATCGTGTCCACTCTTCAAACAGATATGTGTTGAATTCTTCATGTATCGACTGGGTACCATTTGTTTCAAATGTTAAATTATGCAAATCTGCCATACGCGGATTACTTAACAATGCAGGATAAAGTTGTTGCCAACCCAGCAGTGGCTCACCACCTGTGATAACCAAGTGAACATCGTTGCCATTCTTCTGCACCCACTCATGATTAGGGGTTAGTTCAAGCATAGTATCAATACTTTGTTCGACACTGTAGCTAGGGCTTAGATGCTTAAACGCAGGATGCCAGCTGGCATAACTATCACATCCTGTTGTTGCCAATGGCAAGTCATTAAAGGTTGGATACAGGTGTACCACTTTGCCAATGTCATCTGGCTCAGTAGTCTTCTCGCCTGCAGGCAATCCAAAGCCTGGGCATTTGAAGTTGCAACCAAACGTGCGGAAGAACACACTAGGTACGCCAACAAAGCGACCTTCACCTTGTGCGCTATAAAATACTTCACTTACTTTAAATTCATTCATATATGTTTGACCATTTCTTTAGTTTCTCAACCTTGGCTAACTTTGCAGCTTCGAGGCCTTCACTTGTTACAATACCTTTTAATTGTAACAGATCTACCATGGCAAGTAAATCACCAATTTCGCCTTCTAGGTGCTGTGCATTAGTTAGGGGTTTACCGGGCTTGATGTTATCCAATCCAAAGCGATTGCACTTGCTAACTGCTTGTACTACTTCTGCACACTCTTCGCTGAGAATGTTCATAATTTCATATAATTTATTGTCCATTTTTAAAATCCATGTGTGGTGCAATATCATTGTCAAAAAGTTGAGCCATCTGATTCCAAAGTGCTTTTGCTTCATCATCAGTTATGCCAGCTTCAAACATTCCGCCGTGAGGTTCAGATCCTCCTTTGCGAAGTCCGTAATCATGTCTAAATGTATAGCACATGCTTGTGATAATCTGTAATCTATTTTTCATTATACTTCCAACACAATATCAGGGTTCCAGCCCGTGTCTTCGCTGTAGCCATCGTTTTCGTAACCACGTGGGTTACATACAATCCTAGTCTCACCAATCCAGTAATCAAAACAGTGATGAGTATGTCCATGTGTCCACAATTTAATTTGCGGATGATCTAGGATGAACTCGCTCAACTCACTATGGTAACCACCGTTCATCAAGTATTGATCTTTGTACATGACATGAGCACTTTGGAAGCTGGGGCTATGATGCCCAACCACAACAAACTTGCGATCATGTTGTTCAGCCAACACACTTCTAAAGTACTGCAATGTACGTGCATGGCGATCTGCAACATCTCTAGCACTCATTGGTGCATAGTTACGCTTATCGTTTTTAATGATACGGAAGTCGTTCATCATGCCTTCAATGGCATGCATGGTCATTGGATCGCCTTTGTTCATGTCTGTCCACAGTGTGGCACCAATGAACGTTACATCATCAATAACTTTAGTATCGTGCTCTAAGAAGTACACATTGGGATACTTGGCACATTCTTCGCGCAGGTAATCAATGCCAGCATAAAACTTACCGTTATAGAACTCGTGATTACCAGCAATATAAACCACATGCGGGAAACTAAAAGAACAACGCTTTAAAAAGTCACGAAATCTCTGCGCCGCTTGTTGGCGTCGACCAAGGCCGGTGCCATTGGCAATTGCCGCTTGATCAGCAGTATTATTAGGTTCTGGATGGTCGTGCAGATCTTGCGCAATCATAATGTCGCCACCTAAAATTAGAACATCGCACTTGTCAGTGTTCGTGATATTGATATCGGAGAACTCTAAGTGTAAATCACTAACCAGTTTGATCTTCATCGCTGCCTTCTAATTTAGCTAAGGAGTTAAGCCCGTTTACAGGGATACCATCTTCATCAACAATTGCAAAGCCGTCAAATACAAAACCGGCGCCTTTACAAAAGTCTTCAAATGCTTGTAATACATCGTCTAATGTTCCATGATTGTGTTCTAACAATAGACTACGTGTACCATCATTATAACATATAATCCAATCGGGGTCAAGTGAATCAAACCCTTTTTTTGAATTATTTCGCATTGAATCAATTGCCTTTTGCCAAGCATTATTTTTCATTGGACCTTAATGTATCGTTGATTGTAGTAATGGATCTGATCAAGTCAACGTTTATTCCAGACTTAACTAGGGCCGCTTCGAATGTTCTAACATCTTTGGGAAAGCATTTGCCACCAAAGCCTGGTTGGCCATCGAAGCCTGGCACGGTCCAATGACTAGTTCCAAGTCTGCCTTCGTGTTCTAACAGTTGTTGTACAACATTGTATGACGCACCTTGTGCTTCGCATAGCTGTGAAACTTGATTGGCAAAGATAACTTTCATTGCTAAAAATGTATTTGTAGATAGTTTTGCTATCATGGCTTCTAGCGGTTCAGTGATAACAATCATGCCAGGAAAGCTAGAAAATAGATCACTGAATTCTTTGGCGTCGCCGCCAAGCACAACCATTGCAGGCTTCAATGCATCAAATTGCCAAGTTGCCTCTCTAATGTATTCGGGCCATACAATCAAGTCAGTTCCAAAAAACTTGATTAGCTTTTGTGTAGATTCTACACTTGATGTACTACGAAGTATAATCTTACCTTGAAAACCTTTTTCAACAGCTTCGTTAATTGCCGCATCAACATTGGCTGTTGAGTTCTCTGGTATTGGCAAAGATTCGTCTAAGTTGGTGTTTACACAGACAATTAAATATTCTGCATGTGACCAATCTTCATCCTTTACAAAAATTGCTTTTGGTGGATCATTGAAGATGATGTTCAATTGTGGATTGTAGTTTTTTATGAACATTTCTGTTGCTTGGCCAACCACGCCAGCACCTTGGATAATAATTTTAGTCATGTATTTCTTTTATTACAAAATTTGGATACTTTTCAATACTTGCGTCAAGTAGTGTTTCAAGTTTGTCTGTGTCAATCCAACCTTTAATAACAACTAATATTTTTCTAAAGTTTGGATCATAATCTGCACCGTGCAAGTAATCTTCGTTGTTCCATGCAAACGTATTTGTATCATCAGGTAGCTTTACATAATGCCTATCTGACAACGGAATATCTTTAGTGTTTGGTTTGTACTTGGTTGATGAACTTAACCAAAATGTTTCTTTTGGATTTTTATCATCTAACATTAAACGAATCTCTGTTGGGAAATGCATTACTCCATCAAGCAAAGGAGGCATGTTGCCATCGTAGTGAGCAATGATGGCAGTGTGTGAACTCCACATTCTAACAGATCGTATTCTAACAAACGGTAAAGTATCTAATATAGACTTTAGATACTTTGGCTGTGTGGCTGCTAATTCTGGGCAGACCTTTGTTCTCCAGGCCGCTTCACCTAACAGTTGTGCGTCTTCATATAATGCTAACCCATCCCACTGCGTATGATCAAGGCTTGGTTTGGTTGTTCCCATTGCACCGCGGTCAATTAGTTGTCGAGCAACCTTTTCCTTCTCGCTGTTCCACACTCGCCAAAACTCAGTGTCCGAATCTAATTCAAACTTGGGCAATGCAAGTGGCAATGCAACAATGCCCTTGTACTTTTCATTGAGTCTTGGGCAGTCTGCAAGATTAATAAGAGTTTCTAGTCCCATCTTATTCCTCTAGTAAGTGTCGTTTATCCTTGACATTTTTAAATTCTTCAGCAGATGCAAGTTCTGGCTTCTTCTTTAAGATAGTGGGCCAGAGCTTGCTTAGTTCGGCATTTAGTGCCAGGTAAGGATGTTGATCTGCGGTAATATCAGAATCTGCAACGATTGCATCGACTGGACACTCTGGAATACAAACACCACAATCAATACACTCGCTTGGATCAATTACTAGAAAGTTGGCACCCTCTTTAAAACAATCAACGGGACACACATCTACACAATCAGTATACTTGCACTTGATACAACTCTCAGTAACTACGTAAGTCATTTTATATTTTCCAATTCGATTCGATATATCCTTTGTCATCTGGCTTATTGCCAGTGAGGCCCAACATACCGCGATAGGCTTGCCATGCCTCTTGTACCATTGGGTCTTGGTGCCCACCCGTTGGCAGTAAATCAGCCCATACACATGCTTCTGGCATCATATTTCTATATGTGCCAAAGTTGCGAGGCTGGTGAATTTTACCTTCACGGAACAATACACTTGCTACACCCTGACAGGCAGCTTCGTCTAGTCCTACCAAGTAGTTATCTCGATACATGTACTCGTTAATAATAGGAACCAATTGTTCTTGTGTTTCAAACCGTGTTCCAGACACAATTACAACAACA